CCCTACACGTGTGGATTATATCATCTCTTAAACCATGAAGGAAGACCAAGATGAGGTCTTTTATCAAACATGTTATCTCTAGCTCCTGGTGTTTTTCTATTGTTGTAATGTAAAAAAACTTGCACACATTCTTTGCCTTTAAATTTTTCTCTCCAATGTTCTAATTCTATACCCCTATAAACCAACATATCACCAGGTTTTAAATCTACTTTGATTCCTTTTGCCTTACTTGCTGTTGTAATATTCTTACCATCCGGTGCACCTACATTCTCATTTGGACTTAAATATATAGGCCAATCATCGCCACCAAGATTCATGGTAGTAGATATCTCACAGGAGAATCTATCCTTATGTCTTTTTAGTTCATCACCTTTTTTATATATTCTTGCATAAGTGTAATTAGGATCAAGTTTCAATCCTGTAGCCTTCTCCATTATCGGTTGACATTTTAACATCAAAGTCTCCATTACTATATTTGCGTATTGAGAATAAGTGCCAGGAATCTGTTCATTAGCTCCTTCGTAATGTCCTATTATATTCTCAAATGGTGAAAAGTATCTGGCTTGAAGACAAGTATCATAAACCTGTTTCTGCATTCTAAAATAATTTGCAATAAATATTGCAAGATCTTTTGATATTGCTGCTTTAATAATTGTATATTTTTTTTTCTTAAACATCTTTAGCCATCTCTTTTGGCACAGCCTGTATGTTCCAATGTATAAATCTAAATGGCTCTCTTCCATGATCTACTGAAAACTCATGTTCTAAATAACCTGGAAATATAATTAATGTTCCGGGTTTAGGTCGTAAATGAAATTGCTCGTGACCTGCCCACACACCTCTTAAGTCTGATTTCATTTTTAATTTTGTTGTTCTTGCTCCAGTCTTTGGTTCATGAAATACTGGAAAAGAAGTTTTGTCACTACATTTCAAAAAATAAAAACCTGATACATGTTGATTCCAATGTATATGTGCTGAGTGGTGACCACCACCTTTTTTTGCAAACTCCTGTACCCATATCTCACTAAACATAGTTTGATATAGTGACATATCATAACCTTGGTGATCCAGATACTCCCAGGACTTTTGACCTATATAATTTCTAAAGTCTAAAAAATCATTGTCTTGTGTTAGTCGTGTTGAATGATAGGATCTTCCAAAGTCACCATATTCTTTAATGTATGCTTTCTCTCTTTTACGAGCATCAACAATATATCTGTTACTAGCTTTGTTTAATGATTTAACAAACTCTGGTTTTTCTTCACTCCAAATTGTTGTTGGAAAATAATTATTTATGAACATATTTTAAAATACAATCCTTCCCATTAAACTTATACCATTTAATTTTTAAATTATTATAATTTTCTTTTACTTTTTTTGATAATCTAATACCAGTTTCCATTATGAGAATTCCATTTTTATTCAAATATAAAGGAGCTTTCTCTAGTATTTTTTTTATAAAATAAAAACCGTCATTATCAGCTATGTAAGCAATTTTTGGTTCAGGAGATGATTGTTTATAATTATTATATTCTTTTTTTGATATCTGTGGCGGCACTGCGATTATTAAATCATACTTTTTATTTATGTTTTTAAACAAATTACTTTTAATACAAGTAATTCGATCATTTAAATTTTGATTGTTTATATTTTTATAAGCAACTTTTAAAGCTTTTGAATTTATATCTGACATATCAACTAAACATTTATCCTCTAATAAAGCTGAGATAATTCCTAAAGCTCCTGATCCACAACATAAATCTAAAATCGTTTTTTTGTTTTTTATTAATTGTTGTAAATAATTTGAAATTGGAGAACGAGGAACATAAACATCATCATTTATGTAAAATTTTGTATTTAAAGGTCCATACCAAATAAACCTATTATTAAATTTATAATTAAAGTTCATCATCTAAAAGGTTTTCCTAAATGCCATACTACAAGACTATACCTTGTGCCTGATGTTACTGGTTTAACTCTATGCCACACAAAACTAGGAAAAACAATAATAGATCCTTTTGGTAATATTTCTTTACATTGTATTCTATGCTTTGATTCATCTCGCATATGTGGATCATAATTTCTAAAATCAAATTCCAATTCACCACCTTTATATTCTGAACCATCTGTTAATTGACAAGTCATGGATAATTTTCTAATTTTGCCATGATCCGGTGCGTTTTTATCTTTACGATCATAAGGTTTATCCCAACTATCACAATGCCAATCGTAATATTGATTTAATTTATATTTTGTAAATTGACAAGATTCACTTCTGTCCCAATCAAAATTCCAACCCGCATTTATATTAGCTTTATGGACATATGGATGTAATTCTTTATATATCCAGTTATCGTTTAACCATACCAGATCAGACTTTCTTTTTTTCTGTATATTTTTTACATCTTCTTTTGATAATTCTTTTTTGTCATATCCACCGGTTCTGGCTAACACTTCTTTTTGTTGTAATGCGTATTCTATAACATCATCACAAAATCTAGGTGTAAGGACACCAGTAAAATACCAGTAGTGATTAGATATATTCATACAATATAGTTTGAACAAAATTTAAACTGTTCTTTTGATTATTTGTTAAGTAATACATACATGTTGAAGGAAACATAATAAATTCGTTATTTATTAATGAAATATCCCAAGATCTTCCTTTACGTCTATTATCTTCAAAATGTATTCGAACATTACAATCTTCTACTTTTACACCATACAATAATGTAAAGTCTGGAGAGTTTCGTAAATCTACTGGATCTACATTTATAAAAGGTTTTGTTTGTTCAGCAGGTTTGTAAAAATTTCCCCACGTGTCTTTGTTAATTAAATTAATACCATATTCAAGACCAATGTGATCTCGTAAATAGGTATTTAACATATCCCAAGTTCGTGAAAACGGAAAATCTTTATTCTTAATTTTTGATTGTAGGATATCAATTTGTAATTTGTCTCGGTCAATGTCCCAATTTTTAGGCATTGTTACATCACCATAATATAATGCTGTTTCAGATAATACTTGCTTCTGCATACCACCAACTTATGCCATAAGTTATCTTTTTATTCCATAGAATTATTTAAATCCCAAGACTGGCTTTCTTCATTCCAATCATAGCCCCACATATGAGTTTTAGCTTCATTTTGTGATTGTTGCTCTGCTGTTAATTCAGGAGCATCACCTATTGGTGATTTCCAAGTAGCTGTGGTTGTGTCTTTTACCCAAGATGCATATGGTTTTTTAGGCCAAAAAATATTATTACTTTCGTCCCACTCAAAGCCTATACCTGCGTAATTTCCTCTAAATGCTTTTGAGTCATCACCTGAATTATGTTTGTTTCCAGATGTATTATAAGATGTTTGAATCCACATTTGCGAAGGCCAATTATTGTGATGTTCTAAATATTGTTGACCTACTGTTTCATCTTCAACACCATCAGCATTTTTCATGTCTTTGTTATCAAGTGTTAACACTTGAATAACTTTTCCATTAACTCCTAGTTTTGCGAAATGTGCCATAATTAACTCCTATTATATATTAATCTAAATTACCATTCAACCTATTGGTACTTGTACCTTATTACTACAATTCCACTACCACCAGATCCTGATAAATTTTCACTAGAAGTTCCTGATTTACCACCACCACCTCCTCCAGTGTTTGCTGTGCCGTTTGTTCCACCAGTATAAGTGCCAGGTGAACTTTCTATTCCTCCTGATCCGCCACCACCTGCACCTCCTGCTGGATTAGCAGATCCTACAGTTACATATTGACCACCACCACCTCCTCCTGCAAAATATCTTCCTGGAGCTGGTCCAGTTGTTCCTGATGCTGGAGCAATGTTAGTAGGTTGACCTATTCCACCTGTATTGGCTGTTGCAGTTGCACTTCCAGGACTTCCGGTTGCACCTGCACCACCACCTCCACCACCAGAAGAAGGGCCTCCTGCTTGTCCATCACCACCATTGCTTCCTTGAGGGGGACTTACTGGAGGTGTATTTCCACTACCTTTAGCAGATGGACCATTGTTATCTCCACCTCCTCCACCACCAGATCCTCCTGATTGTCCTGTTGTATCTCCTGGTGTGCTTGGATTATATTCTCCACCTAATCCTCCACCAGCAGATGTAATTGTTGAAAAAACTGAGGGACTTCCATCAGCACCTTTACAACTTAAATTAGGGCCACCTCCCGCACCACCACCTCCAACTGTTATTGGAAAATCTGTGGCTGTAACTGATATTGCACCAGCACCCTCTATAGGCGATGCTGTGTAAGAGGTAGTAGGAGATTTTTCTTCTCTAAAACCACCAGCTCCTCCAGCTCCCGCTCTCCAAGAAGAACCTCCACCTCCACCACCTGCAACTACTAAATAAGAAACTTGATTGTTTTCTGGCGCAGGAGAAGCTGTTGCTATTCTACTTACTGAAAAAGTTCCTGGACCTGTAAATGTATGAATTTTATCGTTTCCACAAGTTGTTATTGTTCCACCTGTTGCATTTATAAAAGGCGATACACCTGTTTCTGTGTCTTCTGCGTTTTGAACATTAATCCAACCTTCTGTTCCATCTACATAAACTAAAGTTAGAGCCTGGCCGTTTACATCTAAAGTTAAATCTTGAGCTATACCACCTATTTTTTCTGATCCATTAGGAGAAACTGTTAAATTGTTATTATTAAAAGTTCTTGTATAATCTGCAAAAGCTACGATCGCACCTGCACTTCCTGCAGGTAAATTAGCAGTTACAGCTCCACTAGATGTATTTACAAAATACCCCTCTCCATTTGTTGCTGTAAATGTTGTAGTCTTTATACTGCCTGTTTGCCAGTTTACTGACCCTTCTCTACCAAAACCTGTCTGAGTTCCATTATTTACAATGGTTGCACCTGCAGGAATTGTAAATGTATCACCACTATCTCCTAGTGTTACATCTGTTCCTGATCTTGGACTTATTTTATTTACTTTTATTTCACTCATAATTTATCTATTGTGACCTATATCTTATTATTACAATTCCACTTCCACCATTGCCTGGTATTCCAGGAGAATAATTACCTCCACCACCTCCACCACCTTGATTAGCCGCACCACAGGCTGGAGTTGGAGTCAAAGCTGGATTTTGTCCATTTGATCCACCACCTAATCCTCTATTACCGTAAGAAGCATTACCTGGACCAGCTCCAGCACCACCGCCACCTGAAAAATATTGTACATTTGAAGAACACTCACCATTACTCGCACCAAAACCTATTACACCGGCTCCTGCTCCACCATTACCACCTAAGTATGGTTGTGCTCCATCTCC